GTGCACACCTACGGCGTCACGCAGGTGACCCTGGTGGCGGTGGCCAAGGAAGACAAGCTGCCCTCGGACTTCTTTGGCGGGTTCTATTTCATCCCTTGCGACAAACGTAGCGTCACCGCCCTTACGAGCATCAACCGTTCTGGGAAGACCTCCAGCCTGCCGGGGCGACCAGCGCTGCCTGGAGCGCCTGACAACCCTAACGTCGCCGCCGAAACCACGCGAGCGCTCATCATCCAGGTGCACCCCACCAAGGACCTCAAGAACGCGCCCCTCAAAAACGGAGCAGTGAGGATCTTCCGCGCCCCTGGCGTCGGCCCTACCTATGCTTCCGGAGGGGAAGCACCGACTTATTCAGTCGTCAGCGAGGTGCCGGGCGCCAAGAAGCTCCCGCTGTTTGCTCTCGTGAGCACCAAGACTGCGGAGTACACATACGAGACTGCGCTGCTGTATGGCGGGGTATCGATCTACCGAACCACTACGCTGTTCAACTCGACAGGCGATCAGATATCCACCGCGCCTATGCCGCCGCTGGGGCACTTCCTGGTTTCCCACGGCGTCGATAAGGTGCCGATCAGCGCAGCCGCAAACATCCGCCGCGGGCTCCTGTTCAGTATCAGCCTGCGCGGCGTTAGCTACCTCGACATCAGCCGCGGACTTGACTCGCAGTGGACAACGCTGTACGTCGCTCCCAATGGCGCGGTCACAGGCACTGTGCTGCCGGTAGGCACGACTAAAACTGTAACGACTATCGATGGCGTAACTACCGTCCGCTTGCACGACACAGCGGCGGGTGCTGAGCTTAGTGAGTGCACGATCACGATCACCAAGGTAGCGGGGGAATACTCCCCAGCAGCCAACGTCACCCACCGATACCAGGACTACACATACGGCCAAACGGAAACTGTGGTTACGACTACGCACGAAGTGCGCACGGTGCTTCCGCAGGTGGTTCAGGTGGACGTGTTCAAGCAGCTGGTGCCTGAGCTTGAGACGATCGAGCCTGTGCCCGGCAACAAGTATTGGCGTTGGAAGTCTGTCGTCCATGGGCATCGACTCAGGCACGTCGCGTATAAGGCATATGGGTTCACCCTTGACTACTCAGTCAACCGACCGGCCTACTCCGCAACTTATGCCAGCGGCACGAACTGGATCACGGGGGTGGCGATCCCCACAAAGACCGTTAGCTATGGGGCGCTTACGCAGTCGTACTCACTGATCAGCAGCTTCAAGGGGTACCACTACCGCTTGCGCGGGATGTACCCTAAGTTCAGCCTCACTTCCCCCGCAGGGTCAGCGACGTACGACTTGCCGGAGACTTCAGGGCTGAACTATCCGGTCTGGCGCACGAACTCCGAACTCGCATGGCAGTCGGGAGGTTACCTCGGGAAGGTCGACCCCGGCTCTCTCACGACCACATACCTAGACGACCCACTATTTGCTGAAGTGGAGCTGATCGGAGCATCAAACTTTGCTGTATACAACCCGGCGCGCTATGTGGGAGACCGGCACCACGACGATGGCACGTTCCGGATGTTCGATCCATTCACGACCCCAGAAGGGTTCTACTGGCTGCCGCTCGGGGCAGACAATGCTACGACCCGCGCAAACGAAGTCTTTGCGTACTACACGGGTGGGGCGCTGTATGGGACGACGTACGAACACAGCCTTATCGCTTCAGGGACGCAAGCGACTCCCGACAGTGCTACGCCGACTATGCTTTCTGGGCCAGTGCAGCCAGACTACGAAGCGATGAGCTACTTCCTGGCGAGCCACAACAACCCTTTCGACCCAAACAGCTACGACTCGGACGGCAACTACATTCCAGGCAGCTACTCCGCAAACTTCGTATTCAGCATGGACACGCATAGGGTTCCAGCTATGCGGGTGAGGGGCACGCCACCGGCCATCTCACAGCTCTACCCAGGAAGCCCATCGAACCGCGGCACTTTTGCTGTGCTACGAAGCAAGACTGCCCCTGTCCCGCTTGCATACCCAGGGTACAGCGATCAGTGCAACTATTACCTACACTTCCCGCCCTTCCCATTCGTCGGGCAGATTGGAGACAACGCTCTAAACATCCACGGCAGCCACAACCTCCCTGGGGAGCAGTTGTATCTCAGTGACAGGCTGCCCATAGCGGCATATCCGAAGCGGGCGGCTATCTTCGGGTTCACGGAGTCCTTCTCGTCCAACGTTATCGGACCCCTCTCCATCACTCGCACTGGGGATGTAGTGGCAGACGAACACCTCGCAGAGTGGATCCCCACAAACGTGCCTTCATTCCCCGTACTGGACCCAATATCTGTCTCGGTAACTGCGGCGCCTCTGACAGGATTCACGACTACGGTCAACAACACGGAGTACAGCTACGCACTGTTCAATCCCCGCCTCGCGGTTAAGCGCACGCAGACAATAAGCACCGCTGCTGAATTTACCGGCCCTCCGCAGTATGACTACGGCACCCGACTGCCTCTTGAATTTCTGTCCGTCGAGAACAAGAGGTCTGGGACTCAAACCGATACGGTGGCGTATACCGCTAGCCTGATCAAAGCAGACGGCACAGAAGTCCTGAAGATCACGGAGATCAGCCGGACAGCAACAAACTCGTTCAAGTCAGGGTACGTCCTCGACGAGGTGTACACCGGCCTCCCCCTGACCGGGGAAGTAGCAGAGCGGTACGGCTATGTGGGACCCGTCGAGCACGTGCGTTTCGTAGGTAAGCCACTCCTGAAGGTAGGGTACTGGGGCACTGACTCAGCACGAAACGAGTTCCCTGCCATGACAGCCGACTCGCTGCTAGTCTCATCGGACACAACCACCACGACGACTTCGGTCGGCGGGCGCAACGGCCTTACCACCGAACGTACTGGGAACAGCGGGACGATTTACGACACGCGCACAGGCACGTACATGTTCATGGACGCGAGCAACCGCACACAAGAGTACACAGCGCTAACTGTCGTGTCCGGCTCTGATAACTTGAAAGGAGTGTTCATCGGTAACGCTACGTCGTGTGTGCCGCTGGTGAGTATCCTGAATGAGTGGCTCGCTCTCGGAGCAGCTCCAGACGTGCTGTCGGATGTCTTCGCGCTCGGCACGTTTTACAGCACCATCAACGGGGCGCAGCTGCGGGACGGAAATCTAACACCAACCAGTGACGGCCCTCGACTTATCTTTGGACTCGTATGAACACCACCATCTTCACCCTCGACTCCCTCGGCGTCACTGAGTACGACACGCCCTTCACCGGCGTGTCCGGCGACTACGAGTGCACCGCGGCGGGCCTCTACAAGGTCGGCGGTGATGATGACGCCGGCACGCGCATCACCAGCTCGTTCGCTGTGGGCCTCACGCTGAACGATGGGCAGAGCGGCAAGCAGCGCAGGCCGAAGTACCTGTACCTGCACGGCGAGGACGTGATGAACTTCAGCGCCTCGGTGGCCACCAGTGCGGGCAAGCCATACACGTACAAGCCCATCCAGCGGCACGCGCGTGTGGGCCGCTTCACGCTCGGCGCCGGCCTGCGTGACCCGTTCCTGAAGGTGTCGCTCAGCCATAATGGCGCACTGCCGTTCAGCCTGGACCAGTTCGAGTTCCAGACGTACGAGTCCGAGACCCGGAGGATGTGATGGCCTACGAACAAGTACAGGCTCAGTTCAACACGGCGACCACCTACGCGACCGCGGCCACGAGCCGCGCCGAGTCGTTCATCGCAGCACTCAACTCGGTGGTGGGCTCGCTGACGCCGCCGCCGGTCGACGTGGTGGTCGAGCCCGTCGCCGCGCCGGCCCTCGATGCCGTCACGCTGACCTCGATCTCCGCGCCGTCCACGGCTTTCCCCACGGACGGCTCGCTCGCGCCGGCCTCGCCGTCGATCACGATCTTCGACCCGGGTGCACCGGCCTCGCCGTCGCTGCCGGCCTACACCTACAGCGAAGGCGCGATGCCCGAGCTGCCGCAGCTCGAAGCTCTCAGCACGATCTCACTGCCGGCCGCGCCCGACGTGTGGACGCCGCCGTCCACGCCGGACATGCTCTCCATCTCGGTGGTGCCGTTCGGCGGCGTGGACATGCACACCGACTGGGCCGAACGCCTGAGCAACCCGCCGGCTGACTTGTCGCTGGCCGCGCCCACGGCGTTCGTGTCGCCGCTGCCGAACCGCTACGACTCAGCCCTGCTGACGGACATCACGAACCTGCTGCGCGCTCGCGCACAGGGTGGCACCGGGCTGGCGCCGGCCGTCGAGCAAGCCATCTGGGACCGCGACCGTGCACGTGTGGCCGCAGCTGCAGCTGCACAGGTCGCTGAGGTGACGCGCAATGCCGAGGCCCGCGGCTTCGCCATGCCCACCGGTGCGTTCCTGGCGCAGCTGCGCGAGGCCCAGGTCACGCAGCTGGGCAAGACGGTCGAGGCCAGCCACGACATCGCCATCAAGCAGGCGGACCTGGAGCAGAAGAACGCCCAGCATGCCATCGAGCAGGGCATCGCGCTGGAAGGCCGGCTCATCGAGTACGTCAACAGCATCGAGCAGCGCACGTTCGACGCGGCCAAGTTCGCGGCCAGCAACGGCGTGGAGATCTACAACGCGCTTGTGTCCGGCTATCGCGCCGTGCTGGAGAAGTACACCAGCTACGCCAACGTGTACCGCTCGCTGATCGACGCCGAGAAGACCAAGGTCGAGGTGTACCAAGCGCAGATTGAAGCCGAGAAGACCAAGGCCGAGATCAACCGCTCGCTCATCGAGCAGATGCGCGCACAGATCGATGTGCGCAACGCGTTCATCAGCCTGTACAAGGCACAGCTTGAAGGCGTGCAGGCGCAGCTCTCCGTCGACAAGATGAAGATCGACGCGTTCGGCTCGCGCATCCAGGCGTACACCGCCCAGGTCAACGCCGAGACCACGCGCGTCGAGGCGTTCAAGGCCAAGGTGCAGAGCAACGTGGCCCAGGCCGACCTGTACAAGACCCAGGTCGAGGGCTACGCCGCGACGATCAACGCGGGCGTGGCCAAGGCCCAGGCCGAGGCCAACATCTACGACACCTCGGTGCGTGCCTTCACGTCCAAGGTGCAGGCGTTCGGCACGCGCGTGCAGGCTGAGTCCGAGCGCGTCAAGGCCCTGGTCAGCATCGAGGAGCTGAAGCTGGGCGGCGACAAGCTCATGGTCGAGGCCGCCGCGTCCAAGAACCAGGTAACCATCGAGGGGTTCCGCGCCATCGTGCAGCAGTACGAGGCGACCAAGCAGATCGCCATGTCCCAGGCCAAGCTGCTGTCGGACAACTACATGGCCATCAAGGGCATCGTCACCGAGGCGGCCAAGGTCAGCGCCCAGGTCAACGCCCAGCTCGCTGCCTCGGCCTACGGCACGGTGCACGCAGGCGCCCAGATCAGCGGCTCCGACTCCACCTCGGTCGGGTTCAGCTACAGTGGCGATACCAACGACACGCGCGCCGCTCCGGGCGCGTAAAATCAACCGACCCCACCGGAGCCTCGGCTATGAAGGTGCCTACATGGAGCACCCTCATGGCCGACCTGCGATACGGCACTTTCTACGGCACCCCGGACGGCAACACGGCCACGGCCATGGACCGCGGTGCTGCCGAGGCCTACATGCGCAGTCAGCGCATGGCGAACGCAAGCGCCAACTCCGCGGCCTTCGATCAGGAGGCCGTCGCTCGGGCTCAGAATGCTGCTGCACGCCGGGCGATGAATCGGGGCGCGTCCGTGGGTACTGCCCCCATGCCGGAACCGGCACCAGCAGCTGCTCCTGGTCCGGCGGCTGCTCCGCAGGGTGGCTGGTTCGGCCGTACGCTGCGTGGCGCGGGCAACATCGCTGCGGCGCCGTTCCGCGCCGCGGCAGCACCCCTTCAAGCCGCGCGCTCCGCGGTCGGCGGTGCAATGCAGAACCCGAACGTCCAGGCTGTGATCCCCACTGCGGTCGGAGCTTTGGCCAGCTCTGCCATCCGCACTCGGCTCCAGGAAGGCGCCAATGGCGCCCCCCAGACTCCGGTGGCGCCCAATGGCCCGGGTCAGATCCCCAACGAGTACGCTCCTGACTTCGTGCCCAACCCCGGCGACGTGATCCCACAGGGCGCGCAGGAGTGGATGTCCGCTCAGCATGCACCGACGCCTGAACCCGGACTGTTCAACCAAGGCGACTGGAGCCGCACGCTCGGCAATGCGCTGATGGCATCGTCTCCCGGTCGCGGCATGGTCAACGGCGTGTACGGCGGACTGCGACAGGGTGGCGCGGCCCTTGGCACGCTGGCAAGGGCTGAGACCCCTGGCGCGGCTGTCGCTCAGGCGGTGACCAAGGCCGGGCAGATTGCGAAGCCGGCGGTACAGGCTGTACGTGGCGCAGCTGCAGTGGACAACACGCCCGCGCTGACCCGAAACGAGCCGGTCATGCAGCCGGCTCGTGATCCGAACGTCGTCAACCGACCGATCTTCTCGGACGCTCGCTTCGAGGCAGAAGCCGGGCGCAACCCAGCGCAGCTCCGTGACTTCTCTCGTGAACTGGCCAGCGTCCCAAAAGATCTGCCCAGCGACCTCCCCGAGAACAAGATCTTCAAGACCAAGGGGCCGAACGGAGAGACTATCTACAGCGGGCGCAATGTGAAGGCCGGCGCTGATTTCGTGAACGGGCTGGGCGAGAAGGCCGGCAACGACCGCGGCTCCACCACCTTCCTGCCCAGCGAAGGCCACGCAGCAGACCTCCGCACGCTGGCCATCCTGCAAGCGCAGAACGCAGCGGCAGCGGCGGCCGTGCCCACCGGCGGTGTCACCGACATGGGCGGCAGCAAGGGCACGACCATGATGGACGACCTCGTGGCCAAGGGTCGCGCAGGCGCTGATCTTCGTGGCATGTCGCCTCGCGCTCAGGCCCACTACCTCACCCAGCAGGCCGCGCTCGACAAGCAGTCGCAGATCGCGCAGATGCAGAACGCCACGACTCTGCGCGGCCAGGACGTGGGCGCAGCGACGAGCCGGTACGGCACCGATGTGGGCGCAGCGACGAGCCGGTACGGCACCGACGTGGGTGCAGGCGTGACCATGCGTGGGCAGGATCTGCACCTTCAGGGCCAGATGCTGCCGATGCAGCAGCAGCTGCGGACCATGCAGCTGCATCAGCTGGTCGCTCAGCAAGCAAACGGCGACATGCGAAAAGCCGCAGCGCTCGCGGCATCCTACGGCCTTGATCCCGCGCACTTCACCTCTGTGGCGAGCGCGCAGGATGCGGGTGCGAAGAACAGTGCTGAGGCGGTGGAGCGCGCTGTGCGCCCGTACTCCGTCGTGACGGACAAGGACGGGAAGCAGACCGTGAGCGATGGCATGGTCGCACAGCGCACGGCTGAGCTGAACAAGATCGCTCCGGGCTTCAACGAGCTGCCGATCGGGCAGCAGGCGCAAGCAGCGGCAAAGGTGGATGCAGCGCTGCGCCTGCGCCAAGGCTTCGACGATGCCCGCGGAGAAGGCCTCCTGCAGAAGTTCGGTCTTGCTCCGCGCCCCGCCAACATCAGCGCCATTCCGGATGTCAAGGGCTACACGTTCAAGCGCCTTGGTAAGGGCGAGAACCTCGACCCCACGACGTTCACCAACATGGGCGACTATGAGGGCACGCACCCGACCAAGCCGTCTCTGCGACTCAAGGACACGGGCTTTGGGGACCACGGCCTCGCTGAGCTGCAGCGGCTTGGGGCGGTCATCGGACAGTGAGGTAGGATGGCGCGGCCGGAGCCCGTGTCTCGGGCCTTGAAGGACGCTCAATGAAGCTGCTGATCCTCCTTGCAGCGCTGCCGTTTGTGTCGGCAGCCCAAACCTACACGGTGGCAGAGACTCCAGAATATGTGACGGCTCTGCGCCTGGATGGGGTCAAGAAGTCTGGCACCAACGCAACAGCGTGGCTGCTCACGGACTACAGGGCCGCGCGCCCCGACGGCACCAAGTCCGCACAGGAGCTGGTCGAAGTCGACTGCTCAACAGCGAAGTGGCGCATGCTCTCCTCTGCGTACTACTCAAGCAGCGGCCGGGCGCTCGGATCTGGCCGCGAACAGCCCTGGGACCAGATCGCGCCCAGCAGCACCATCGACACGGTACGCAAGGCGATCTGCGGCGGGCGCTGAGGCTCTAAAATCCCGCCACCCACACCGGAGCCGCGTGCATTGAAGGTGTTCCACCCAGGAGCACCGCATGGCAGGCCCCTCTCTCCGCGACGGCTTCTATGCCGACCCGTACCTGACTCAGGGGCAGACTGATGCGCTCGAAGCATCAGCGCTAGGCCCTGTCGCCAAAGGCTACCAGTCCGGGCGCCTCTCCAACGAAGCGAACTACCAGCTCTCCCAGCAGATGGCGCTGCGAGAGGCGAACAACGAGGCGGCCGCCGCTGCGCTGCAGCCCAAGATCAACGCGCTGCGCCAGCGCGCCTCGATCTACGCGCCGTCCGTCCAGAAGGTCGAGGACATCAACGGCGTCGGCTCTGGCCTCACGTGGCTGGGCGGTCAGGTGGGGCAGGGCGCTGCGTCCATGCAGGACCCTATGCTGGCCAGTGCCGCGCTGACCGGCGTGGGCACGGGTCTGTCGTTCATGCCGAACCCCATCGCCAAGGGCGCAGGCTTCCTGCTGCGCAACGTGGCTGCTCCTGGCGTGGCCTACGGCATCAACCGCGAGCAGCTGAAGGGCGAGCAGTACGGCAACCTGTCGGAAGACCCGGCCGTGATGGCGAGCCACACGCCGCAGGAAATCGCCTCGCAGGTGGGCGACTACGCCAACGTCGCCGGCCTGTTGGACACCGCCGTGCCCGGCCTCATCGGCCGCAAGCTGGGTGGTGGCGCACTGCGTGGCGCCGTCAGCAAGTTCAGCCCGCTGACCCACACGGTGAGCGAGCTGGGCATGGAGGGCCTGACCGAGCTGGCCCAGGGCGAGATGGCCCGCCAGCAGCACACTGGCCTGAACCCGCTGCGCGACACCTCCGGCGACTGGTCCGACCGACTCAACGACTTCGCTGGCGCTGCTGGCGCTGCTGGCCCGGCCATGGCCGGTGGTGCGGCCGACGCCGGCTTCCGTGGCATCCGCCGTGGCGCCGAAGGCGTGGGTCAGGTGGGCAAGGCGGTGACCGACGCGGCGGGCAAGACCATCGACATGCTGGCGCCGAAGGCCGAGCCGTACATCAGCAAGGCGGCTGAGGGGCTGCGGCAGGCCAAGGAGATGGCCACTGGCAAGGTGGTCGACCTGAAGGGCCAGTTCCAGCAGATGTCCCAGAACCGCGCCGAGGCCCACGCCGAGGACGAGCTGATCGCTGGCACGCCGCCGCCGGGGATGGATGTCAACGGCCCGGAGTTCGTGCTCTGGGCGCTGAAGCGCCAGGAAGCCATCAGCGACCGGCTGGACCGCATGGCTGCCAAGGGCGACCAGAAGGCCGCCGAGCTGCGCCAGGGGATTGACGAGAGCTTCGCCAAGGCTGAGGAAGCCGCCCAGTACATCCTCAGGCAGGGCCGGCTGGAGGAGGTCCTGGCAGACACCAAGGGGGTCGCCAAGGGCCTAGGAGCCCGCTTAAAGGGCCTCGCCGTGGACGGGGTGGCCAAGGTAGCCGGCGCGGTCGAGAACGCCCTTGGCGGGCGCCGCAAGCAGAACGCCCAGACGCCGGAGTACGCGCCGTGGACGGGCGACGAGTACGAGCGCCGCAAGGGCGAGGCCGTGGCCAGCCTGGGCGACCTGATGGCCACCCACATGAGCCAGGAAGCTCAGGCTGAGCCTCTGGTGCAGGGGCTCAGCCAGGACAAGCAGGAGCGCCTGGGCGGGCACATGCAGCAGCTGGGCCGTCAGCTGGCGGACATCGCCCACAACTGGACGCCGCCGGGCACCAAGAAGCCCAGCGTGCAGCAGTTCGACCGCATGCAGAACGACCTGTCGCGCATCGCCCGCACCATGGTGTCGGTGTACGGCGAGCGCGCACCGGACGTGGCCGAGCGGCTGCAGAGCTTCGCGGACCCGAAGACCAAGGCGGTGTTCGGCCACCTCCAGGACGCCATCAGCAAGGACAGCGTGTCCCGCGGCAGCGTGACCGAGACCAAGGCGTGGCAGGTGCTCAAGAGCAGCATCCCCACCGAGAAGCAGGCAGAGCTGGCCCGCGACGGCATCGACCTGACGGCCCCGGACGTGCGCCGCGGCATGATGGCCATGATCGAGGCCGCGGCCAACGGGCAGCTGACCCCGCAGGCACGCCGGCAGCTCAGCGGCTTGATCGGCGCTGACGGCCTGCAGAAGGTGGTCGAGGCATACCACCCGGTGCCCGATGCCGCCAAGCGCCTGGACGAAGCGTGGAGCACGGCTGAGGAAGGGCCGGAGGACAAGACGCCCACCACGTCGGACGAGGACACGACCAGCAACGAGGGCAGCGACTTCGAGAAGCGCCAGGGCGAGAAGGCGCTGGCCAAGCGGGGCAATGAGCGGGTGTACGGGCTGCTTGGCATGACGCCCATGAGCGACACCATGCTGGCCGGTGGGCGCCGCGACCCGATGACTTTCAGTGGCACACATCGTCCGAGGCTCTACGATCTTCGTACGACCGCTGAGCAGGACCCGCGCGCCACGCCTGAAGAACTGGCCGGGCGGCAGGCTCAGCTGGCCAAGGACACCGAGCGCATGCAGCAGCACGTCGGCGCGAGCGGCGAGACGGACTGGGGCGTCAGCACGCGCTCGGCGCTGGACGAGCTGGCCGGACGCATGAGTGTGGACCCGAAGAAGGCACTCTCTGCACTGGACGACGAGGGCGGCCGCGGCAGCATCGACCCTCAGTTCGCTGAAGCCATGCTGCGTCAGTACCGCGACCACATGCGGGATCTGCACCGGCGTGCGGCGAACTCCAACGACCCGACGTTCCAAGGACAGGCGAAGGGCTTCGAAGCTCGTGCGGAGAACGCGGACCTCGTGCTCAAGGACCGCGCAGCCATGCGGCGGTTCGCTGAGGACGACGTGATGATCAACCAGCGCGCTGCACAGACGGCGCGGGCACGTGTCGAAGCGGGCTTGCCGGTGGGCAAGTTCGAGCGCAAAGGCCTGCAGCTGCAGACCTCGCCGGGTGACCGCATCGATATGCTGAAGAAAGCCCGCGCGTTCCTCAGCACCCATGGCGTCATCGTCGCGGAGCGCACCACGCAGCGCGACATCGAGCGCATCACGCCGGCCCAGGTGACTGAGCTGGTGAACTCTGGCCGCGCACTGCTGAAGGCTCACCCCGATACGCTGGCGGCTGACAAGGAGTGGGATCACGAGCGCATGGGCTCGCAGAAGAACGATGTGCTGCGCTTCCGCTCCGCCACCAGGGTGGACAGCAACGGTGACCCGGTGCTCATGCCTGTTCGTGGTCGTGACCTCGCAGCGCTGGGTCGGCGTGCACGGCTGCAGCAAGGCGACGAGCGCGATGGTGGCAATGCGAACGCACGCTACCTCGAAGATCTTGCTTCGGGCATCGCTGCGCTGATCGACACGGGGCTGGTGCAGGGCTTGCCTGAAGGGTTCGAGGGCGGGCAGATCCCCAAGGCCCTGCCCCTCGACAACACCAGCTTCGAGAACTTCAAGTTCGGCCGGAAGACGGCCGCAGCGAACGCCGCTGCCCGACTCGCAAAGTACGGCGATCCGTACCTGGGCGAAGGGGAGGACTTCCGTGACTCCCCGTCGAACCAAGCCACGGTGCAGATCCAGCAGACCAAGGACTACTACACCCCCGGCGAAGGGGACCATGAAGGTGATGGTCAAGACCAGGAAGAGCGTCTGACGCACGAGCCGCGCCGCGAGATGTACGTCAGGACGACGACTCCGAGCGGCGCTGAAGGCTCGCGCCGCCGCGAGTTCGGGGAAAAGAAATACGGTGAAGCGCTCGATGAAGACGGGAACATCGTCCCCAAGAGCAAAGGTGTGTACGGGCAGCAAGATCGCTACCAGAAAGACGCATCATGGGCTGAGGTCCGCGCTGACAAGCGTGAGGACGAAGGCAAGCTCGGAGAACTGACCGGCGAGGCTGATGAGGACGAGCAGACCAGCCACGTGATTGGCACTCGGGCAACCGGCGACACGGCCTACAGCAGCCGCCCACTGACTGCCGACAAGGCCACGCTGGATGCCGAGTCGACCATGGCCCTCCGCAAGCGCAACGCCGCAGCACAGGAGAAGTACGAGGCCGCCATCGCTGCCATCAAGGAGTCCAAGGCCAGCCCTGGTGACAAGGCCGCCGCCCGGCGACTTGCGCGTGAGCAGTACGCGAAGGCGCTGGTCAGCGTGGTTGACAACCCGCGCTCCAGCGGTCCTGCTGCCGACAGCAAGTGGGGCGACAAGCGCACTGAGTTCCGAGACAGGAACAAAGCCCGTGAGGCTGAGCTGCAGCAGGAAGCTCTCGTCCAGGAGCGCGGAGAAGCTACGGAGACCCGCAAGCTGGCGATCGAGGCGCTGGACACCGCCGGAATCGTTGGCGCCGAGCGGACCAAGGCACGCAAGAGCATCAACGCAGCGCACTCGCGGGTGATGAAGCGCACCGGCGAGCAGCTCGCCAAGCTACGTATTGAGGCTGGGGCCAGCTTGGACGACAGCATGCCGATGAAGCCACGCGGTATGTCGACGGAGGTCACCCCGTCGCCCACGGCGCAGGACGTTCTTGCGCGACTGAGCAGCCCAGACAAGTTCGACCAGACCGTCGTGTCGGGCAAGTGGAAAGAACTGGTCAAGGGCAAGCCCGAGTTGTTGGCTCGGTTCAAAGCGCGCGGAGCACAGCGCCTCGCAGAGTTGCGCGCTCTCAAGGCGGCGGAAGTGCGCATGACGTTCACGCAGACGCGCACGTTGAACGAGCTGAACAAGATGGAGCTTCAGGCTCCGAAGACCGAAGCCACGAAGACCGAAGCCACGAAACCTGCCGCGGCCAAGGAGGACGCGGCTCCGCTGGGAAAATCCCAGGACCGGCGCAGTGGCGCCGGAAAGGAGCAAGCGCGGGATGAAAAGAGGGTCGCAGCTGCTGGTGAAGAGATGTCCCGGCGGATCACCCAGGCAGCGCAGGAGGGCACGATCAGCGGCGGGTTCCTGAACGCACAGGCAGATGAGTTTGTTCGCGCGGGAGCATACGAGGCGGAGGTTGCCAGCCTTCGTCAGCTTGCTGGGGAGCTGTCAGCCCTCGTCGCTGGGAAACACAACCTTGGCGGCACCGCGCAAACCACCGTAGACGGCTGGGCTGCTCGTTTCGCCGGAGGAGAGAAGGTCACCGTGGCACGACTGCCCGCCGACAGCGCCTACATGAAGGCTGTCGGAGCACAGCATGGAGAGTTCGGTGGCGCGTACACGAAGATCGCTGGCCAGCACTTCATCCTCACTGGAAGCTACCGCGACAAGGTAAGTAGTCTGAACCGGCTTGCTCACGAGTTTGGCCATGCACTGCAGCGCATCAAGTTCGACAACGCCCCTGAGAAAGTGCAGGAACAGATTCGAGCCGCGTGGGAGCGGGACATCGCGTCTGATGACGTGATGCGGTTCATGTCTCCCGCTCGGTATGCCACTGATGAGACCGCGCAGCTGCTAAACGAAACCCCTCTGGAGACGGACAAGGATGCTCGTAGGGTTGTTGAGAAGGGAGCTGTAGCGGATGCCGAGGAGAGGGCAGAGAACGACCCGGCTTTTGCAGAATATTTCGCTAGCTTCCATGAGTGGTTTGCTGAGCAGTTCAGTAAGTACGTCACGCATGACTTCGAACGTAATGTGCCGCCGGCTGTGCGCAGCTTCTGGCGCAACCTGATTGATGCGTTCAAACGGTACTTCAACGCGGTCATTGCCCCCGCCGAGCCAAACAAGGACTTCGCGGCATGGGTAGACAGCCTCGCTGGGCCGCAGCGCAAGCTGAACGCTCAAGCCCTACAGCACCACGCTGAGTCCGGCAACCTCGGCTTTGGCGCGGCTCACAACTCGCCCCATGAGTTCGACGGGTTCAACTGGCGCGAGCACCTGGGGAAGGGTGAGGGTGCGTGGGTGTTCGGCGCGGGCACGTACGTGAGCACGGGAGACTCCACGCACAAGTACTACAAGGCACTGTTCACAAAGGCCGCCCGCGAGAAGGATGAGACCAGCTGGACCATTGACGGCGTTGAGGGGACGAGCACCTTTGACAACACAGATGGCCACACTCACGAGGTCGAGAAAGGGAGTCTCAGCGGTGGGCAGCGCCTCGTGCTGGACAAGATGATGGGGGAGGGACTGTCTGCCGTAGAAGCGGTTGAAGCGGCTAAGAAGTTTGGCCAGACGTTCTTGGACAAGCAGGCTGAAGACCTGATGATGTACCACGGTGATGCGCTCGGCAAAGCTGCGGACTACCTCGCCAAGAGGCAAGCCATCCCCACTGAGCTTGCGCAAGGGCTGAGCAAGCTCATGAACGTCGAGCGGTGGAACAAGAACGTCGCATATGCCAAGAAGATCGACGGCGAGATCGCGGCCATCGACCCAAGCTCCATCGAGGTAAAGGACATGCGCCCGCCACCCACCTATCACGTGTCCGTGGACATTGACCACGCGCGCATGCTGGACTGGGATCGGCCGCTCAATGAGCAGAGCAAGACCGTGCAGCTGCGCGCCCTCAAAGTGCTGCGTGAGAAGGGCATCAGCGGCGATCTGGCCATGACGGGCGAGAAACTCTACAAGGCTCTCGCCAAGAGCCTCGGAGAGGGCAACCACAGTGTCCATGGACAGCTCGGCAACCGAGGCGATTACGTTGCCGCGAGCAACTACCTGCAGGGCCTTGGGATTCTCGGCACGCGTTACAACTCGGAGAACGGGCGAAACAGCGAGCGCCCCAATTACGTCATCTACGACGACAGCAAGATCAAGGTCAACTACGTCGCCTTCAACGGGCAGAACCCCAGCAGCAACGCCAGCACGCAGGCGCAGATGGAGGAGGCCAAGGCCTACCTCAACAAGATCCTGCCCGACGTGCACGTGGCCTTCAAGGAGATCTTCGGGGACGACGGCACGCCGGTGTCGGGTGAGTGGGTCAAGAGCCAGAACACGGTCTTCGTGTCGACCATGGCTGGTGCCAACACGCTCAGCGTGGCGTACCACGAGGGCCTGCACGCGTTCTTCTCGAAGTTCGTGGAGAACGACGAGCGCACCAAGCAGATCCTCATGTCCCTGGCCGACGACAAGAAGGTGCTGGCCCGGCTGGAGGCGCTGCTGGCCCAGCACCCTGCTGCGCTGAGTCAGCTGGTGGACGGCGAGGAGCGGCTGGCCTACATCTACCAGTTCTGGGCTTCGGGCATGCTGGAGCTGCCGCGCCAGCCCCGCACGGTGTTCGAGAAGATCAAGCGGTTCTTCGCTCGGGTCTTCGCGCAGATCACCGACCAGGACCGCGCTGTGGCCATCCTCGACGCGCTGCACACCGGCAAGCTGGGTGACCCGAGCGTGGCCGGTCAGGTCATCGCCAAGGCCAAGATGGAGGGCATGCTGACCACGCAGCTGGCGCGCAAGGTCGACGCCCTGGTGGCCAAGGTGCAGAGCCTGACCGTGGCCGCCAACAGCATGCTGGAGATGAGCGACAGCGAGACCGCTCGCAAGCTCGCCATGATGATGTGGACGAACCCGGGCAATGAAGAGCACGGCAAGGCTGAGCAGGAGGGCTATCTCAATGCGCGCTCGGCCGTGGCCACGCAGTACACGAACGAGTTCAAGAGCTACCTCAAAGGACTGAACGACACGGACCTGAAGCAGATCAACGAGTATCTGCAGCAGGGTACCGATGCGAGCACCATCCCGTTCGCGTCCCATCAGGAGGCGGTCAACAAGATCCGTGCGCTGAACAAGCGGTTCTACAGGTACATGACGGACGAGCGGGGCATGCAGCTCGGCAAGTTCGATCCCGACCGCTACTTCCCGCGCGTGTGGGACGCCAGCTTGCTGGTGGCCAACGGCGAGGACTTCGTGAAGATGCTCCTGACCCACTACCCGCAGCACGTGAAGGACGAGAAGACAGCGCGGGCTCTGCTCGATCTGCTGATCCGCAACAGCCTGGGCGAGCGCGTGCTGCCCGAACGCATGGACGGCGTGCTGGCCCCGTTCTTCGCCAGCGAGGAGAACCGGAAGCTGGCCTGGATCGAGCCCCATCACTCCGCGGAGTTCCAGACCAAGAACCTGATCCACACCCTCAGCACGTACTACCACAATGGCGCGCGTGCGGCCGAGTACACGCACCGCTTCGGTCAGCGTGGCGAGAAGCTGGAGGGCATGCTGGAGGACGTGCACAAGGAGCTGGTCGAGGCGTCGAAGAAGCTCGTGGCACGCCAGGAGTTCAAGACGCAGGCCGAGGCTGACAAGTGGCGCCAGCGGCGCTACGAGCAGGTGGTCAAGGCCGTGGGCGCCATGGAGGGCACGCTGGGCAGCGATGTCAACTCCACGTGGCGCAACGCCAGCGTGTGGACCACGGTGTACCAGAACGTGCGCTTGCTGCCGCTGGCGCTCTTCTCGAACCTCGTGGACCCGCTGGCTCTGGTGGCGCGCGGCGGCACGATGAGCGATGCCTACGACACCTTCCTGCGCGGCATGACCCAGGTGATCAACAACTGGAAGGACATGCTCTCGCGTGAGCCGAAGGAGCGGCAGGCCGATGCGTGGGAGCGCATGGCTGAGGCCATGGGCACCGTGGACGCGGCGATGTTCTCGCACCACGTGGCCGACGAGTATTCCTCGATGTACATGAGTACCAAGGCCAAGGCCGTGAACGAGACGTTCTTCAAGGCCAACGGCATGGAGGCATGGAACCGGGGCGTGCGCGTGGGTGCCACGCGGGCAGCGGTGAACTTCCTAACCCGCCACGCCAAGCTGCCGGACGTGCACTCGGCGCGCTGGCTCACCGAGCTGGGCCTAGCCCCATCCGACCTGACCTTTGATGCAGGCGGGCAGCTCATCCTCGACAAGAGCGTGCTGGCCAAGCAGAAGGGCATCCCCATCGCGCAGGCTGAAGTGGAGATGGAGAAGGTGCACGCAGCGGTGCGCCGGTGGGTGCAGGGTGCGGTGATCACGCCGAACGCGGCACAGCGCCCGTCGTGGTCGAGCGACCCGCACTACTCGATGTTCTTCCACCTCAAGCAGTTCAGCTACAGCTTCCACCAGACCATCCTCAAGCGGGCGGTCAAAGAGCTGGAGTACGGGAACCTCGCGCCGCTGGGCTCGTTCATCTGGTACGTGCCGGTCATGATGGCCGCGGACATCACGCGCGGGCTCATCCAGGGTGGTGGTCAGCTGCCGGCGTACATGAAGGGCATGACGGCGAGCGACTGGGTGCTGCGCTCTGCCAGCCGGTCGGGCTTGCTCAGCGTGGGTGAGATCGGCATCAACGCGGCGAGTGACCTTGCGTCACTGGGCGGGCCTGCAGTCGAGCAGGTGATCGACGGGTTCGGCCAGCCGATTGGTCGGACGGTGGTCGACGCGCTGCCTGCGAGCCCTCTGGTCAAGCACCTCGGCGGGCGCTGACTGCGCCCATCCTCTCTACCTACTACCTACCTTACACTCTTACATTCTTACATTCTAAAAGTAGTAGAAGAAAAAGAGTAAGGTATATAGGTATAGGGGTGAAGAGAGCTGTATAGAGATGGCGTCAGCCTGTCTGGATCATGTTGGCGGCCAACACCATGCTCGCCCGTTCTGGTGAGAGTCGGCTGGCGGCGACAAGTATTGGTGACTCGCGGTCACGGGCCAGCAGGATGAACGGCCGCTTCTCAGCACGATCCTGCAGTACCGGCTTGAGCCTGTAGTCGAGCAGTCTGTAGCCCAGATTGTTCCTCAGCTCGATGAGGATCTGCAGCTCAATCTCAGTGAAGCTGTCGCTCATGGCGTCTGCACCATGATCAGCGCTAACAGGAACGACGCGCGTTCTGGTGATAGTTTGTAGATGTTGGTTTTTGTTTGGGTTGAGAGGAAGATGTTCTGATCTGTGCGGCTGTTTGCAATGCGGTTTTTGAGCGTTTTGATGATCGGGCCGCCGTACCAAGAGTCCATAGCAAGAGCAACGATGCCCTTCTCAGCAATGGTCAGCTCGTGTGGGTTCATGGCGTCTGCACCATAGCCAGGGCAATGACGTAGGAGGCGCGCTCAGGCGTCAGCGCGTTGACTGCAGCGATGAGCTTAGTGCTCTCAACACTGCCCCACTTGCCCGGCATAAGCACCTCACCAGCTACACGGCGTTTGATCGCCCAATGCGCTGGCTCATGGAGGATGAGGTAGTCGTTCAAGAGCACGTCCAGGATGTCGTCTTCAGTCATGGCACCTGCACCATGATCAGCGCCAGCAGGTACGAAGCACGCTCTGGCGTCATGTCATAGAGGCACTTGCCCACAGGCGTTCCGTCCTCACGCATTATGGCCGTGGTCCTTCCTGCGGCGCGCTCGCCAAGCCAGTAGAAGCTGCTTGCGCCTCGGCCAAAGATCAGCGCGCTTTCAACAAGCCCACGCTCAACGGCGTTCAGCTCAATCTCGCTCATTAAGCTTCTCCATGAGGCGCAAGATTCGATCACGGCTTACATGTGCACCACGAATGTGGAAATAGCCACCGAGGCCGACGCTGAACAGGTATCGCAACTCTCGACGGATGATGAGGTCGTTACCGATAGGTCCCACGACAGGCACACCCTGCACCAACTGCGTCGCCACGGCGATGCTCAGCCGCTTGCGTGTGGTTATGAAAGCCTTGTCTCGGAAAGCGACCGCGTCGTTGTCATCGCCAGGGATACTGAGGTACGCCCGGAATCGACACATGTTTGCTGGACTGAGGCAGAGTCTTTGAAGGTACTTGCTATCCATGGTGCCTACCTCATTCAAGGACGCACCTAGGTCGGAGCATGGCGTGGGCGCAGAGGAGGCTTGCTTCATCTTTGGTGAGCGGTATTGGGCACTCGATGATGTCCGGGAAGGTAATGGTGAGCGTGTCGTCTTTCCGCAGACTCAGCGCTCGGGCTCGATAGTCCGGACGCCTTGAGAGGCAGCGAATCAGCAGTTCGATCTCGAACTCAGTCCGGCCCGGAAAGCATTGAGAGAGCGACGAGATAGCTGAGTCGTTCTGCTGAGAGCCCTGCATGACCAAGTCCTCGTTCTACCTTCTGCTTGAAGTGGCGCCAAGAGAACATGCGCATGTTCATCTGGAACAGCACCGTCTCCTCGTACTTACTCAGCTCCACTTGCCCTGCAGCATCAGCTTCGCCTTCAGCTGCGAGAGGTCCGCGGTCGTCACTGTCCATGTGTTGTCCATAGAGATGATCCAGGTGCCGGAGACGTAGTCCATGAGGAAGCGGTCGACCATCGTTCGGACAGGCATATTTCTCGCCAAGCCGTTCTCCATCTCAGCAAGGTACTGCTCCTTGGTGAGATCCCGGTTGAGCCTCACGGGTCCCATGGGAGGAACCTCGACCACTTGGGCGTTGGTTGCTTGTGCTGGTCGCGCTCTTTCTCTCGCGCCATCTCGAACGCTGCTGCCATGCGCGCTATCTCGCTCTGCATATGCTGTGAGCGCATTCGTTCCGCTTCCTGCTTCATGGTCTCGTACTCCAGTACGTCTGGGTACAAGCCTGAGACCATGAGCTTGGCAATGATCTGCGCAGCCTCTTCCTTCGAGCATAGAAGCCTGCCGAAGCGATCGCAAGGCACTTCGATTGTCGTGCTTCCGTTGGTCAGGGCATGGGAAACAACGACAGCCACGCCGATGTTCAACATCAGCGCGGCCTCGATGATCTTCAGGCGCTGTGCGTCATTCATGCCATGTCCCCTTGAGCATCATGCGGGCTTTGAGTTGGGAGAGGGTGCTCTCCGTGACTATAGGCTCAACCCAGTTAGACACGGAGCTATTCCACAGCGTGAGCCGCCTATAGTTGGAGCACCAAGAGTCCTCCAAAGCCCTCTCAATAGAGGGCTTGTTGTCGCTATAACGGCACAGTCGCTCTAGGGCATCTACGTCCATAGGCCCTGCACCATGAGCTTGGCTTTGATCTGCTGCAGTCGCGCGGTGACGCAAACGTAGTACACCATCTGCTCATCGTCACAAAACAAAAAAACATGTACATAACTCTGACGTGTACCAGAGTTCAGCCGGGCGTCCACTACCTGTCGGTTGACCTCATGCGCGACGAGCAACCGTTCGAGCCTTTGCATGTCGTTTCGTTGTGAGCCAGACGTGTGTGCCATGGAGGACGATCATGATGCCCACCGCAGCGCGAAGGGCCTTGTAGGAAGTGCGGATGATGCGGGCGATGAGGAAGAACAGGCTCATGTGATTCCTTGCAGGCGAACAATGGTGCTAGACCAACTCTCGTCGGTGACGACTTCGACGTAGCCCTGGCGTGGGTCTGTTGGGTCCACCATGTACCGCGAGAGAATTGGTCCCATGCGCTTCATGCTGATAGCATTCAACTTCGCTTCCTTGGCCGTGATGTGGCCGTAGTCGTTCACGGCATGGCGAGCAATCAGATCGAGCGGCGTGCGCCCCAGACGGGCAGCAGCGGCTTCAGTGACCTCAAGGGTCCCTAGGAGGAAGTTAGAGTACACACGGCTCCTTGCCTGAGACCTTCCTGGCTACGTTGATGAGGTTGATCAGCTGCGTGCGTACTCTGTTCAGCAGCCGCCAGTCTTTCGTCGGTGAAACCCACACGATGTAGGTGCGCTGGTCATCGCTCACCGTGAGGGCGAGCGTGCGGCCGCACCATGACGTTGTAGAGCACGTGCTTGCGTGACGAGCGACTGCCCCGGATGGTCACGCTCGTCACGAGATGCGGCGGTACGCTCGCCTGGATCTCAAAAGTCACCGTCAGCCACCTGGAAGCAGACCACGCCAAGGCCGCGCCACATCTTGACCATGCGGTCGCGGTCATCGAACACAGCCACCAGCCGCTGCTTGCTCTGCGAACTCATGGTGTCGTACCAGCTGCGCTTGAGCTTCTCATCAGGCGTGTAGTCGCCCTCCGGCCGCATGCGCAGTTGCTGCACCAGGGACATGACGCCCTGGTTGCGCAGCCAGTCGATCGTCAGCTCCTTCACCTCGTCGCTGCGCCCGGACCAAATCCAGATGTCAGCGCCGGCGGCATGCAGATGAACCAGCGTGTCAATCACGGGCTTGATCGGCGTGTCCTCACCGCAGGCTCGGAAGAACGCGCTCCAGTTCTGCTTGAAGGGCGCGCGGCCGGTGCACGCACAGCGCTTGATCGAGCCGCAGGCCGGGCACGCCGGCTGCTCGACGTGGTGTCGGCGGTGCTTGATGTCTGCCAGTGTGCCATCGAGATCAAAGATGTAGAGGGGTTTCATTTCTTCTCCAGCGAAGCGCGCAGTTGTTCGTTCTCAGTCAGGGCGTCTTGCAGCACTCGGACCACCAGTTCAAGCGCGGCGGCGGGGTAGATTTGCACCGACCCCGCGGCCCGGTCAACTCCACGTTGTGCGTCACGCGCACCACCACGGCCGGGCGTGGGTTCGCGCAGTCGCACGTCGCCAGGTCCATTGCGCACGCCTCACAGAAGTTCGGCGGCGGCAGTGCGCGCCAATCCTCGTCGCCCAGGCGCTCCGAGAAGTCGTCTGGTCGGTAGTCGAAACGGGTCCACGTCTTCCACGGGTGCAGCAGCGCCGAGTGGTGGCCCCACACGCCACCGCGCCAGCGGCGATACCAGCGGAAATGCACAAGCGGGTTCATCGGTTCCAGTCCTCCACGCAGTCGCCGCACAGCAGCTTGCGCTCAGCGTTGGTTCGCGGGTCGTCGCGGTGCGGGCCGCAGTTCATCGTGCAGTAGCGGGTGCTCGGGTCAAACGCGGCCAGTTCCGCAGGGTCGGCACGCGGGAAGTGCAGCGCGTCAAACACCAGCCGCCCAACAGTTCGGTCGAGGCGACTGCCCACGGCAGTCGCTTTCGTGCCTACGTTCACCGCTCGCTTGGCCGTGGTCATCGCCTCACCTCTGCGTTAGGTTCCTTCGCGCGGTCGATCTTGCCCCGCACCCATTCGGCACCGCCGAGCCGCGCCAGCTTCTCGCGCTGCGCCACTGTCACCCGCAAGGAGAGCGTTACCGTTTCCTCTCCCTGCTTTACAGGCTTGCGACCTTGGCCGCGCCCAGCACCACCACGCTTTACTACTTCTTTACCCATAGCCCACCCTTCCAGCAAAACAAGTCTTCTGCGCCTTGTCGGCTTTCGGCGCTGGCGTGAATCTCGCTGAGTGTTGCTTTGCGGTATCCGCGCTCACTCGCCGCCGAGGCCAGCCCCGGGAACCCCTCCGCTTGAATGTATTCGCGGTGGCTGGCGTCGCGCCTTTCGGCGTCGTGTTGGTTGTAAAGGCAAATTGCCATGTCAAAAACCCGCTTACGCGGGCACCGCCGTTTGTGAAACCCACGAACACGGGTAGATGGTGGAGGCCAGAACTTTGGCCTTTGAGTTGGTGGAGGCTTGCACCTCCACGGAGCCGAGGGATTCCCCGGCCATGTTGAAGAAGGTCACGATGTAGGTTTTCATTTTGTTGCTCCTGTTTGGTTGGCTGATGTTGTTATTGTAGCGCGCAATCAAACAAAGTCAAGTATTATTTGTGGTGCGTTATCAACCACGGAACCTAACAAGTCATTCCACCGGACGGCCTTCGGCCGCGCTGTGAATTCCGGCGTTAGCCGGCTAGTGCCTTGCGGGCGTTCTGAAGGCAGTCGGCGCGCGAAACGCGGAGCACCTTCTCCACCCACTCGCGCCCGACGCCGGTCATCGTCTTGCGGCCGTCCCAGGCCCCAAGACCTTGCGCGCGGCGGCGTCGTCGTACTTCGTGCCGCAGATCGCAATGGTTGCGCCGAGGCTCGCCAAGTCTTCGAGCGCGCCGTTCAGCGTTGCAATATGGTCAATCGCCAGTCGCAGATGTTCGCGCGCCCGCTCGCCCTCAAGGTTCAGATTCCGCGCGTTGTCCAGCAGCAGACTCTTCATGTCGTCGTACTCGGCGTGTTTCTGGCGCAGCGCTGCACGCAGGCTGAATACTTCTTCGGCCAGCACGATCGCGGCTTTCGGGTATTGGCCCCGAAGGTCTTGCTCGCGTGCGGCTGATGCAGCTCCAAACGCAGCCAACAGGGCTTTCCGGCTTTCACTCATCTCGCTCCGGTCACCAGGCCTAACAGGTCGCTCAACCGGACCTGCGTCGGCGGGCGGCATCATCTCGTTTCTCGTGCGCATCACGCGCCTCCTTGTCCGGTTAGCTTTGCGTTGTGCCGCTTGTGGGCCTCGTTCCACAGCGCAAGCGCCTGGCTTTCGCTGTCCGCCCAAGGCCCGCGCGTGCCGCAGTTGCCGCAGCACACGAAGTGGATGTGCCGCCCCCAGTGCAGCGTCTCGTCGGTCAGGATCACCGCAGGTTCACGGGCGGGCGGCAGTGGCTCGCACAGCAGACACGGCGCAATGTCGTGCTCCCATATGCCAGCGGCAGCCAAGTCGCAGCCGTAGTACAGCAGCACGTGGTTCGAGTACTCGTCGCCCAGGTCGCCAAACGGGTCATCGTCGGCGCACTCAACAACCGTGAATCGCTGGTCCTCGGCCTTCGGCTGCAGCGGGTTCGCCAGCCCAGTCGTGCACGCGAAGGTCGCGCGCTTCGGAGCCAGCGGCACAACTGTCGCATCGAGCGGACCCTCAACGGCCCGGCTACTCTGTTCCATCTTCCACCTCCTGTGCGGGCCGTTGGGGTCCGCTCATGCTGGCGTTGGGCGGCGTGCGGTCTGCCAGCGCAGCAGCGCACATCGTGATGGCGCGTCGCGTTGCCGCAAGCGCATCGGCGCCGTAGGGCTCCACCACTTCCACGCTGTCGCCTTCCTGGGCATCGTGGTCCAACACCGGCTTGCGCACGATCACAGAATGCTTGGGCTCGTCGTACATCGGATACGCGGTCACTTGCAGGCCGATCCGCACAGCCAGCACCAGCGCATCCTCGTTGCTCTCCAGCGGGTTCCACGGGCGCTCGCCAAAGCCGTTCGGCATCACCCATGGGTAGGGGTGTCCGTTCGCCTGGGCGGCGCGCGTCAACAGTTCGTCCTTCATTGCTTCTCCAGCCAGTCGAAATAGCCTTCTGGGTCCGTCGTCAGCGCAGCGCAGCACACCAGCATGTAGGCCGCTCGCGCCATCACGCTGGCCTTCTGCGGTCCTGCCGCCTTGGCCATCTTGTGCGCCAGCCGCACGGCCTCGTCATCGCGCTCCGGCTCCAGCCGCCCAACAGGTCGTTTAACCGGAGTGCCAGCGGCATCCGTCGTGTGCTGTTCGTTGTCGTGCATCGCTGTCACCCGGTTAACTCGTCGTTAGGGCGCTCTAGGCCGTCCAGCACCTGAAGCAACTCGGCCGCAAACGGGTTCTCGTCGTAGTCCCCCTTGCCTAGCGTGCCTTCCTTCACTCGGTGGCGCAGCGCGTCCACCGTGGTTTCCTCGGGCTCCCACTGCCCTTCCAGGCCGTAGCAAGAGCAGTGCGAGCCGTTCACTTCCCACAGCTTGCCGTCGCGCTTGAACAGCACGAACGCATAGCCCTCATAGCTCGGCGTGCCGTAGCTCGCCAGCAGAATCTCGGCGCCAGCGAATGCCGGCTTCTCGGCCAGCGGCACCGGGTCATCGTCGTTGCGGTAGTTCCCCCACCGCTCGCCGTCGAAGTCGCGGAACACGTCTTCAGCCGTGCCGTCTTTCCAGTTGTTCAGGTACATCACCATCTCCTTGTTTCTCAACCAGCGCCCTAACCCGTCGCTCAACCGGAGCGCCCCGGCGTTGCTTCGTCGTTCATCGGTCATCCTTTCGGGGGCCGCCCGGTTAGCTCTGCGTTATGCGTCAGAACGTCCACGCCGTTGCCGCATCCACTGTCGAACACGCATGCGACCTCGACGGCCTCCGGTGCGGTCTTGCCGCAGTGCATCGCCGCCAGCGCGAAGTCGCGTCCGCTGCCGATTGCAAAATGTTGTGGCGGGAACTTCAGCGGGTGCGGCGTGCGCTCGTACTTCCATATTGCACCGTCTTGCCACACGATCAGCAGCCCGGCCCAAGTGTCCTTGTCGCGCTGCGAGGCGGGAAACTTGGCCGCGTCGCGTCCGTCCTTGAACCACGCCAACAGTTCTTCTCCGGCATCAGCGCCACCAGCATAGGCCGCCAGCGCATCGCCCAAGTGAAACACCTTCGTCGTCGTTCGGATCAGTGTTCCCAGCGTAGCGCGCTTATCTGCCGCCAGCCGCTGACCGTCCCATGCAATCACACTCATCCGCTTCTCCAAAACTGACGCATAACTGTCGGTTCAAACGACCGAGGTTAGGCCGAGGGTTCGTAGATCTTGACGTTGGTCTTCAGCCATCCGAGCAGATCAGCTTTGCTCGTCGGCACGTCCACTTCGACCACCGAGATCTGCTTGCGCTTCACCGCGTGCTTCTCCATGAAGCTGGTCTTGGCGTCGCTGACCTCCTTCAAGGTACTGGCCCAGGTGCTCACCGACTGATCGCCTTTGGCTTCCACGAAATAGAACTTCATCTTCTTTCCTGACTTGCTGACGCAGCCTCCTGGCTGCAGAACGTTCCGTCGCTGTTTTGCGGCGGGGCTTGGGGACATCGAGCTTGTCACCCAGCCTGAAGCTGGGCACAACCATACGACCGAGAGCATCAGGCCCCCACTTCGCCACGTAGCAGGTGTGCTTACGCCGGCGCAACAGACGAAGGAAGCGAGACACAGAACGCGAGGAAAAGCCGCTCTCCTCGATCAGCTCCCTGAGCGTGCACGGCCGCTTCAGGAGCATCTCCACCATGATCACGTACGAGAGGGCGTTCACTGCGTGCCGGTCGATGCCTGCCATGCTTTCTCCAGAGCCTTGATCAACTCGCCCACTTCACGCCTCGTCAGTACACGCAACCGGTGCGCTCGCTTCAGCTCTTTGAGCCTTTCGGGTGACACTGTGGTTCTCCAGTCGGTCGATGTCCCGCTGAAGGCTCTGCTCGAAGGCAGGCCAGGGGTAGAACTGCTTGCACTGATCCAGGCGCACCTGAAGGTGGTGGATGCACATACGCCGCTGGTGCTCACCCATCGGTTTCGTGAGCATCGCGTCCAGGTTCGCTCGGAACAGCGATCGGTCGCTCACGACATGTCCTTCTTGTCGCGCATGCCCAGGTACACCGGATGCCGAGGTTTGTCCTTCACGCCAATCGGGAAGAACTTGTACTTCACCAGTCGACCTACGATAGAGCTTCGAGCCTTCCAGAAGGCAGCCTTGTCGCTGTCGTCAAAGCCGGTACCCAGCTCGAACTCGACGCCGGTCTTCACGTCCTTGACGCGCAGCGCGCCCATGCGGCCCTTGCCGACCTTGCCTGCCTTGGCAGAGCTACGCTCGGTGCGGCCCAGCGCGTTGGTCTTGGCTTCGTTGGTGTTGTGCATCTCCTCGATGACTTCGAGGATCTGAGCCTCGCTGTCCTGGAAGCGCTTGAGCTTGAGCAGCCAGCCTTCCTTGGTGGTGCTGCGGCCGAACTTGTAGCCACCAACAGGGTCACGAAGGATCAGCCCCTCGTACCCTTTCTCCAGGCACGCCTCCTCGTAGGCACGCAGCTGAAGAAGATCACTGCACTCCATGCTGTCGTGCATGACCACAGCAGATGACCGAAACCCCACCACAGAGCCTTTAAGCAACTGAACCCGGGTCACATAGCCGGGCATCGAGGTCCATGGTTCCAGACTGAAATCATCGAGCAGCACATAGTCGAACACCCTGAACGTGAACTCCGGCGTGCCGCCCTTGGTCATCACACCAGAGACCGTCTGCCGATACACGTCCTTGGCCGTGGGATCACCGACGATCAGCTCGCCATCCAAGCCCCAGAGAACCCGTTGCGACAACAGCTCGAAGACATGCCGGTTCGGCACCTCCTTGAGCGAGCGCGTCAGTAGCCCCTGAGGCGTGACCGTGGCACGAATGCCGTCGAGCTTGGGTGAGGCGATGACCGGGAACTGGAGCGTATCCAAGTCTGCCTCGCAAGCGAGCATGGGTTTGAAGATCGTCATGAGACGTTAGATTTAGCGATTGCACGAAGAGCCGTGACAGCAAGGCGGTCGCCCTCCCTTGCTGCACGGACGAGAGCGCCTTGCACAGCCCAGGCGCTGACCATCGGGAAATCCACCGGCATGACCGTCAGCAAGACACGCTTACGCTTGAGGTCGTAGATGTGCTCCAGGCGCCATCCTTGAGCCTCAGCTGCAGCTGCGTCCTTCTTACTTAGCACGTGGTGGCTTCCTGTACTTGATGATGCTGCCTCAAGGAAAGATTCATCCTCCGACTTCAGCCTTGATGTAACCGGCCCAGCACTTGACAGGCCAAGCGAACGCACTGAGTCGTAACCCGCCTGCGGTCCACGTCGTGGACCAAGAGGAGGGGTCCATCATGGGGATTACCCCCTCGGGGGTGCCCACGGCCACCCAAACTTTGCGGCCATTCGTCCACCGATCTTCCAGCCACTTCTGCTGAAGGTGGGAGAGCATGGGATTCTTGCCCTTGACCAGGGACACCTCAGTGCCGGCGCGCTTGGGCAGTACCAGCCACTTGTACTCGACCCACAGGTCACCCTTGGGACCGTCATACCACACGTCGGCCACGCCGCCCATGTAGGGGTTGTGGTTCTTCATGCGGTACACGGTCGGTGGCAGGTGTCGATGCACCCGCGCGATGAACGTGGTCTCGGGCTTGGTGCTCACTTGGCGTCGCCTTCAAGCTGCAGCAGCAGCTCGATGTAGTGCTTGGCCTTCTCCAGGTCGGCCTTGCCGCCCTTGGTACGCCAGCGGGACACGTACTTAATGACGTTGCCCTCGAAGTAACCAATGCCGTTGGCGTGGATGAACTCCACCGGCTGGATCTTCATGTCCTTGTAGTGCCCGCCGCCCACCTGAACGTTGAGCGGGGAAGGCCTTACCGTCACCTTCACGGGCTTGTTCATGCCTTCGCCTTCGTCTTCTGGAAGAGAGCCTTGTGGATAGCCGACACCAGCTCGACTTGGCTCACAGCGTCGGCCATGGCGTTGTGCGCCACGCCCTGCTTGGCAGGACGAATGGACCCTGCCCCTGGAAGGTTCTTGTACGTCCGCACGCAGCGGTTGTTCCAGAACTTCCAGGGGACTTCGACGCCGCACTGCGTGAACGCATGCGCGAGCAGCGGCAGATCGAAGTCAGCGCCGTTCGACCACATGCAGTAGTCGCCGGTGCCGAGCCAGTCGCTGAACTCGATCAGGGCTTGCTTCAACGTCTCCTTGGGCTCGAAGAACACCTGCTGGGCAGCAGCTCCCTGCTTGAACCACCACAGCCGTGTGGCCTCTGAAATGCGACGGCCCAGCGCGAGGTTGGAATCCACCGAGATCGACAGGTAGAACCCGTCGTCATCGACTTGGCCAGTCTCCAAGTCGAAGCGCACGGCACCAATGCTCAAGATCACGGCATCTGCCGTAGTAGCGAGCGTCTCGCAATCCACCATCACATTTTTCATTTGAACTCCCAAGGGACAGAGAAGAGGCGGGCACCGCCCGCCCCGGATCAGGCCTCGGCCGCGGCCGTCAGCTCGGCCAGCTTGGCGTTGATCTTCTCGGCGCCCTTGGTGTGGGCTTCGGAAGCCTTGGCCAGCTTGGCAGCAGCCTTCTCGGCAGCCTTGGTGGCTTCCGCCACCGCCTTGTCGGCGCTCTTCTTGGCCGTCGCCAGGGCCTTCTCGGCTTCCTTGTGCGCGGTCTTGAAGGGCGCCAGCGCCTCGGCAGCCTGCTTCAGCGCGATCTTCAGGCCCTTGACGGCCTCCGCGCGTTCAGCCTTGGTAAGGTTCTTCAGGGACTTGGAACGGGCCACGGAATTTCTCCTTGAGTTGAGTGGCATATGACAGCTCGTTCAAACGAACGGCACGAGAAATGAGGCGGTCGATGACCGACTCACGTCGACGTGTAGCAGCTTCCAACCGGAGAGCTGCTAACACCTCTTCCTGGGTGAGCTGAGACAGGCAGTCCTTCAGAGCGCTGACGGACTCCAGCGCCTGACCCAGCAGAAACTTGCGGACTGCCATGACCCAGATCAACGGCGGGCGACCGCCACGCGGCCAGCGCCCTTGGCCGCCGGCTTGGCCGCGGCTTGGGGCTTGCCGCGCGACGCCTTGGCCGGCTCCTGGCCGTAGCCCGACACGTCGGGTTCGGCCGCCAGCAATTTCTGAGCATCCTCAATGCGGCTGACGAAAAGCGGCAGCTTGTCGTCGGGCAGCGGCTCCGGATCGCTGAACACCAGCGTCGGGTAGTCGCTGGCTTCGTCCAACGACACCGTGGTGATCACCTGGACCGGCGCCATGGTCATGCGGCTGCCCAGCCCGTTGACGTAGCCGTCGAAGCCCTTGTTCGCCGTGGGCGAGGTCTCCAGCAGCCAGATGTCGGTGTTCTCGTCGGCGTCCGGCGGCAACACAGCCAGCAGGCGCGTGTTCTTGCACGCCTTGCCGCCCTTGCCGTTGGGCGCACTGCCCCAGGCGTTGTTCGGGCAGCTGGCGCAGCCCTCGTCGCACTGCTTCTCGGGCGAGTTGTCCGAGGGCACCAACTTCTTCGGCTCTTCACCGATGGCGAAGCAGGCCGGCGGCGTGGGGTTGTCCTTGTCGAACGCGCCCGGGTAGAACATGTTGCGCGAGCAGAAGTCCACCACGACGACCTGGATCGGGTCGCGGGTCTTGGTGCCATCCGGCAGCACCATCTCCTTGCTCTGCGTGATGCGGATCTTGTTGCCGGTGGCGGGCTCGGTCTTGCCGCCCAGCTTGGCGATCTGGGCCTGGAGCGTGGCCTGGACGGACACGGCACCAGCGGAACGGGTGGCCACCGCGGTGGTCTTGGCGGCGGGCTTCTTGGCGGAAGGCATGAGGATAGATCTCCTGTAGAGGTTAGAGACTGCGGAGGTTGAGCCTCCGCTTCGGGAACGGCTGCACGCCCGGCACCTTGCGGCCCGCTTCAAGCAGCTCACGGTAGGCCGGGTCGGACACCCGGCGCTGAATCAGGTGGAAGAACTTGTTCTTCGCCACGTAGGGCCAGAACACGTCCCAGTCGGTCACGTCGGCCACGGTGGTGGTGGTCCACGATGCCGTGGCCTTGGCACCGGTCGCCTTCTCGACGCCGGCAGCCTGCATGGCTTCATCGAGCTGGGTTTCGATTTCCTTGGCGCGCTCTTCCAGCTCCTTGATCTGAGCTTCCAGATCGCGCTTCTGCTCACGCAGAGCGAAGAGGCTGTCGATGCAGCTGCCGATGGACGGATTGTTCGTTGCCGCCGGGGCGGCCTTGGCCTTTGCGACCATGTGTTCTCCTTGCTGGGTTAGATTGTACCACGATCTTAGACGGTTGATTCCAGTTCGTGGATCGGGGCGAGGTACCTGTAAGCCTCGTACTTCGCATTGCGGGTCGGGATGACACCGGGCTTGAGCTGACGCTTGTAGATCGAGCCGTAGCGGACGCGGATGAGAGCCTTGATCGTGCTCGTCTCTTCAAGTCGCCAGAGCTGAGCGAGTGCAGCGACATCTTGCTCACCGCGAAGCACTCGCTCTGCCATGTCCTGAAGCACAGCGGTTGATCGAACCCGGCTCGTTGACAGTTCTCCGGTGAGCAGCCGCTTCGCTTTGTGATACGACGCCACCTCGTCCACCACGGCCAGTAACTGCTTCAGCTGCTTCGTTGGTGGGTTGCTCCGCACTTCGTACTGCACCTTGACCTGAGACATGTCCTCAGGCACCCACTTGTCATCGCGCTGCACGAAGGAAATCGCGCTATTTGCGGGCCGCATGCCGTTCACCCACATCTCGTTGTATCGGATCCCCGCAGCCAGCCCTGAAGGCAGGTAGCAGTTAGCGAACACAGCAGTGCTGTTCGAGTCCCAGAACGTAACGACCACACGCTTCGGCTCCCAACACACGACATCTGTCGAGTAGTAGCGGAAGTAGACGGCATCCCCGCTGCGATACACCATCGCCCCACTGCGCCCACGCGTGCGAAGTGAACGCTCTTCACGGCCTCGAATCTTGCGGGCTTTCTCCCAGCACCGCACCGCAGTTTCGTAGGAATGGGCCTTCAGAAGATAGTCATCGCGGAGGGTCTGAAACATGGTCACTTCGAGTAGTTGGGAGCATGCCCGCCCTCCGCATTCAGCGGCAGGCCGGATGCCCACGGCGGAGGAGTGCGCATCACGCCCAACATGAACTGGAAGCACTTCTCGGCATCTTTGGCCTTGGCAAGCGCTACCACCTCGTCGTGCGTGGTCATGACCGCGCGGTACTTCTTGTTGATCTCCAGCATCTGGTACATCACGACGATGCGAGCCAGCGCCTGGATGATGTTCTCGCAGAGCAGTCCGCCGTAGATCTTCGAGCGAACCTCTTTGGCAAGGTACGTGAACTCTGTCCAGCCTGTCTCCTCATTTATCGCGGCCTTGAGGCCGGGATACTTGAGGCACATGCCGTTCGGTAGCCAGAGAGTCTCTTTCTCCCAGCTGATGCACTTGTAGGAGCCCGTGCGGCCGGTGGCCATGTCCTCCAGGATGCTCTGGCACTTAGCCCAGCCGTTGCGGATCTTGAAGTACGTGCTGCGATACGCGTTGACGATGCGATGGCATTCGTTGAGCGTCAGGATGGCGGACACACCGCCGATGCCCTTGGCCAGCGTCAGCTGTAGCTTCGGTGCGCCCATCTGGAAACCCAGGCCTAGAATGGAGGTCTTGCCAACGAAGCGTTCCTTGGTGTCCTTCTTGGTGATCTCGCGGTGATAGATGGACTTCGACGCGAACTCGCTGTAGATGTCACGGCCCAGGCGGAACGCTTCAACAAGATCATCCTGCTCCCAGAACCATGCGTTCATGCGGGCTTCGATCTGGGCTGAGTCACAGACCGCCAGCTCGTAGCCGGGCGGCGCTTCGATGGACTCGCGCAGTTCACCCCCACGCTGAAGGTTCTGCATGTTCATCTTGTTGCTACCACCCAGGCGGTGCGTGTGGGCACGTGAGTACGCATAGCCGACCGGCAGAGACATGCCGTTGTCGCCTACCACGATGAAGCGCTCAGCACGGGTGATGTTGTTCGTAGACTTCGAAGCCAGCCGTGCGCTGACCATGATCTCCAGGTGGATCTTCTTGGCCGCGATCTGCACCACGTCAGCCTTCTTGTTCGGGTCCAGGTCACCCCGCCACAACTCATGCTGCTCAGGCAGTGACGTGAAGACAATATCGTCCTTGCCAAATGCGTAGATGTACTTGTCCTCGTCGCTGCGCGTAGCTGGCGGCGCCTTCATCCAGGCCGGACTGACTTTCTTGGCGGGCTCAATGCCGGCCTTGCGCAGTTGCTCAGCGAACCACTCGTTGTTGCCGAGCAGACGCTTGCAGATGAGCATGTCGCGGTCTTCACCCGTCAGGGCACGCTCTGCCGGCCCCTTGATGAGCTTCTTGTGCAGCTCCTTGTCGTAGTGCTCGCCGCCGGGCTCGTAGTCCGCTGCCGTGACTGCAGAGAAGAACAGCTCCTTGCGCTTGGCCACCTCGCGGGCATACTCAGCACGGACCTTGGGGATGTTCACCTTGAGGACCGGATCGCAGAACATGCGCACGATCAGGTCGATCAGCTCCATCTCCTTGGCAGGCATCTTGACGTGCATAAGCCAGAAGATGCGGTGCATCTCGTCCACATCCTGCACGCAGTAGGTACTGACCTCCTTGAACAAGGCCGGCGACCAGTCGCGCACGCCCTTGGTCTTCTCCAGGATGCCCTCGATCTTGCCCCGGCCCCCATAGAACTTGGCCACGCTGTCGAGGTCGCCGTCGACCTCATTGCTGTGTAGCCCGCGGGCCATGGACAGCGTGTCCAGGTACATACCGGGCACGATGCCGTAGTGGTGGCTGAGGATGAAGCCGTCGAAGTGCGTGTGGTGGCACAGCAGCGCACGGTCCTTCCAGGGCACCGTCTTGGCCCAGACCTTGAACTGCTTCTCGGTCATGACCTTGGTCGGCTTGCGGCCCTCCTTAACGCCGACCATCTGCAGCTTGAACCGCCCATCGCGCACGTAGCTCGACGTGTTCAGCTTGCGCAGCGTGTAGTCTTGGTCGTAGTAGGTTTCCGTGTCCAGGCTGATGACCTTGGCTGGGTCCAGCTTGTACGGGTCAACGACCGGCCGGGAGAACTTGGACGCGTTGGTTTCGACGCTCTTCTTGAGGGCTGACTTCCAGCTCATGCTCACACCGTTGTAAAAAGTTCAAGCAAGCTGGCCATTCGCTTGTTTTTGGGCACCAGGATCTCGTTGTAGACCCGCTCCTCGTAGGTGTCCTGGGCCACCACCGAGATCGTCTCTGTGCGTTGCGTCTGGCTGATGCGGTACACACGGCGTGAGCCTTGGTTGAAGAACGCTGCGTTCGACGTGGGCGAGGCCCAGATCGCTGCCGTGCCGCGTGTCAGCGTCAGGCCGTGGGCAGCAGACTGCGGGTGCAGCAGGATCGTCTTGAAGCGCCCGGCTTGGTACGCCTTGACGATGCTCGCACGGTCGTTGGCTTTCACGTCGCCATCAATGACCGAGTAGGTGTAGCCGCGCTTCTTGAACTCCTCGGCCAGTAGATCGCGTTGGTGCTTCCAGAGGAAGAACACCACGCTGTGCTTGCGCTCATGCACGAGGTCAGCGATGAACTCGTAGCGGTCAGCGTCGAGCACGTGGTACCCGTCCTCGCCGTTGCCCTGGTAGATGGCCCCGGAGGCGATCTGCATGAGCTTGGTAGCCATGGCGCTGGCATGGACGGCAGTCACCGTTGTCTTGGGCGCCAGCGTGCGGCCTGAAACCTTGGCCTTAGCGCGCTCCAGCGGCGTGCCGTAGATCTGCAGCAAGCATGTCTCCTGCATCTCGTCGTACGCCTTGCGCAGCGCAGGCGAGAGGACGTAGGAGCGCACGTACTCGTGATTCGGCGGGATGTCAGTGCATTCCTCCAACTTGTGCCGGATCACGATGTCGGAGAGCAGGGCAAAGACAGCCTCCTCGGCACCTTCTTTGTCTTCCCACTTGATGTGGTTGGCCGAGGGGCCGTTCTGCACCGGCACGCATACGGCGTTGCGGAACGCGTAGAACGACGGGCCGAGACGCTGGCCTCGATCAAGGATGAGGGCTTGATGCCACACGTCCGTGATGGAGTTCGAGTTCGGCGTGCCCGTCATCAGAGTGATGAACTTGAAGTTCTTGGCAATCTTGGCCAGAGCCTTCGAGCGCTGGCTGGTGTGGTGCTTGAACGCGTCGGACTCGTCCACCACCAGCTCATCGAAGCCCTTCCAGAAGCCCTTGGGCTGCTTGACGAGCCACTTCACCGCGTCGGTGTTCGTGATGTACACCTGGGCGTCCTTGGCGAACGCCTGCTCGCGGTTCTTGGCCTCAGCCACCGACAGCTTGAGCATCGGTGCGAGCTTCTTGAACTCGTCAGCCCACACGCTGACCAGTAGCGTCTTCGGTGCTACGACGAGCACCTTCTTCGCCTCTCGCTTGGTGATGCGCTTGAGCATGGCCCAGATGCGAACAGCAGTCTTGCCGGTGCCTGGGTCAGAGCAGTCGAACACGACCGGCGTCGTGTCGTTGTGCTTGAGACTCTTGAGCTGGTGTTTGAAGGGCTTCATAGCGCGGTAGAAAAACGCTCAGCTGAGCAAACTCAAAGGCCAGGGAGGGAGAGCCAATGAGGGCAACTGCGTTCCAGACGTAGGAGATCGTCCGTCAGCTGAGCAGAACTTGTCGGGGTGCCGGCTTGAGCACGTTCCTTGGCCGGCGCAAGGGTTGGAGGAGCACGTCACGACCCCAGAGCAGCACGACCACGTGTCCAGCGTGTCTGCTCCGCAACGTTCAGCGAATTCCCTTCTCGCACTGCCCGCCATTCCACGGGCCGTACTGACACCACTTGCACGAGAACTTGTTCGGGTTCGGCGGGAACACCTCGCACGTGGTAAGCGCCAGTGCACGGCGGTTGTAGTTCGCCTGAAAGCGCAGAGCCTGTGAACGCAGGAACTTCATGCGCGTCACTTCGTTCTGGTCGAGGTACCACAGCTCGACTTCGATGACCTCGGCGTCCGGGTAGCGCAAGGCGGTCAGCAGTGCGTACAGCTGCAGCTGCTCCATGTGCGCCACCTCGTTGCCGAACTTGCGGCCGGTCTTGTAGTCGATGACCGTCTTGTACTCAGACGACCAGTGCACGATCACGTCGAGCTTGGCGCGGCCCCATGCCTTCTTCCAGTCGGCAGTGGACCACTCCTGATCGACGCCCCACTCGCCTTCCATGGCGACGAGGCCCTCGGCGTACAGCACGCGCAGAAGGTCGATCTCAGGGCCGAAGTGCAGAGCGGCCTCAGGGGCCAGGTCGTCGGTGTCGCCGCGCACGTACTCCTCACAGGACGTATGCACACGCGTGCCGCGGTCGTTGGCGTGCTCAGTCTGGCCGGGCTTCAGCGGGCGTTCCGGCTCCGGGATCTTCTGATCGTGCTTGAGCCACGCCAGGAACTTGCACTTCTCGAAATCCTTCAGCTTGCTGTACGACCAGCTTGGAATTGCCACGCTCTTCTCCTTGTTCGAACGTAGATGATAGAGCGTACGGCGTCACACCTCCAACTTGATCGTCTCGCCCCACGGGCCAACATGGTCCGTGGTGCAGCACCACATGAGCGGGAAGTCCGGCTCCTCGCCGGTCGGGCCTTCCAGGTCGGTGAGGTACACCATGGCCTGGATGTCCTTGCCATCAGCCCAGCTGATGGCCGGACGGAAGTCCGTGCCGCCGCCGCCGTGCATCTTGAAGTGCAGCGGCTCGCCACGCTCGAACTCATCGACGTGGTTCACCTTGGCGTCGGCGTAGACCACGTAGACCTTCTCCGGACGGGTCTGGTCCACGATGCCGCGGATCTCTTCCGCGAACGTGGACAACATCTTCTCGGTGATCGAGCCGCTGGTATCCACCACGCAGGCGATCGGACCCATGTCTTCGCTGAAGCGGCGCGGCAGGAAGCAGCCGGTCGCAGCAGACAGCATGCGGTTCGGCTTGTTCCACACGTAGTCCTCAGCCGACCGACTGGTGAAGAAGCGCTGCAGCACGTCGCGCCACGGCACCTTCGGATTGAACAGCTCTTCGAACAGGCGCTCCATGCCCGCCGGGATCTCGCCCGCGCGTTTGGCTTCGACCGCAGCTTGCGCAACGTTCAGCTTCCAGCTTTCGGCCAGCAGCTTGGTCGTCTCGGCCTGTGATTGGCCGGGCTTGCTGCCGGGCTCCATGACATCGCACAGGGCCTTGCCGCCACCGTCACCAGACTTCTTCTTGGCGCTCTTCTTCAGATCGTCGTAGATCCACTCGGCCGTCTGGTTCTTGTACTTCGGGTCGACCAGTCGATAGGGCTCCGGGAGCTTGCCGCCAGCTTCCTCGATCAGCCAGTCGATGGCGTAGTCGCAAGCGATGTTCCACAGCATCGGATCGCGCAGTCCGCGACGAGTCATGTGTGTGAACACGCAGTGCAGCACCTCGTGCACCACGATGCTCTTGACCTCGATGCTGCTGAGCTTCATCACGAAGTCAGGGTCATAGTAGATGTGCTCACCGTCCGTGGCCATGGTCTTCATGGGCATGTCGCACTTCTCCTGCAGCTTCAGGTTCAGCGCAAGCCGGCCGTAGAACGGGTGTGACCAGAGCATCTGCACCCTGGCCTCGGTGATCTTCTGGAAAGCAGCGGAGTTCATGCGTCCTCGGTGATGTCAGGCACCAGCGCCAGGATCTCGCGCGCCGATGCCACAGCGGCACGGCGTGCATGAAGGGACTTGCGCAGGTTGTTGGCGGACCAGTTCAGCTCGTTCCGCATGCGGAGAGCCACCTCGTCCAGTTTCGGGTCTTCCAGGATGTTCAGTCCAGGCAGCAAGCCAGCCAGCGTCTGAGCGTTGTCCATGAGGGACTCGTGGATCACGGGCTTGAGCACATCGAGCCGCGTGACCACGTTGCCCACCACGTCACGCACGCGTTCCCAGGCGTTGTTCATGGCCTTGCGCTGGCGTTCTTCCATGCGCGTGGTGATCTGCTCCTGGATCTTCTGGCGCTCCTCGTCGCCCACAGCCACACGAAAGTCGGTAGCGTTGGGCACCGGCGCCACGTCGATGTCGATGCCGAACTTGCGGCGCAGCACCGAGCTGGGCGGGTAGTCGGTCGGGTCGTACATCGTGCCCAGCCGGTTGCGCGCGTCAGCCACCAGCTTGGTGTCGTACTCGGAGATGAAGTCGTTGACCAGTTCTTCGAACTGTTCTTGCAGCGGCACCATGGCCTTCTGGTAGTTGAAATACAGCCGGCTCGGCAGCAGCCGCCCGCCATTGTCCAGCCAGGGCAACGTCATCTCGTAATGCTTCTGGCGGATCTTGCCGGCATGGCTGGTCAGCGGGTCCAGCTTGGCCTTCTCGACCAGCAGCTTGTTGTAGCGCCCGGCGTCATGTGCACCGTGGCTCTTCTCGACCTCAGCAGTGACCTTCTTGTCCTGCTTGCGGGCCGTCCAGCAGCTCACAGAGAGCGTGACGACCATGGCCTTGTCAGTGATGCTCATCGGGATTTCTCCTTGGTCTGGATGGCACGCCGTGCCACCATGCGTGCGTGGCGATGGCGCAGGATCTCGGCCAGCCGACTCAGGTCGTCGTCGGTCAGTTCCCAGCTGGCACGAACGTACAGACGCGGGCGTCGAGCGGCGTCGTCCAAGGCGAACGCTTCCATCTCGTCGGCCATCTGGGGAAAGGTGAGGCGGATCATGGCGACAGCTGTTCCCTAAGCGTTTGCTGCGCGCTCCTGTGATGCCAGTCGGGCTGGTAACCGCCGAAGGGGAACCAGTGCCGTTCACAGAGGCGGCAGCGGCGTTCGTGTGGCGTGGCCTCGAAGACGAGGGTGGACACTGCATCGGCGCCGCGCCCACAGGCGGCATGCCACGCGCCATCGAACTGTTCTTCGTGGACGTGGACCTTCATGCGAACAGCTCCTCCGGCACCTCGACCTCGGGGCCAAGCTTGCTCGTCACGTAGCAGCGCATGGCTGCGACGAGGGGGGTGTCATCCCAGCGTTCGGCGTACTCGTGTGGTCCGTGCCACACTGCCTGCCAACACATCTCGGAATGCGAGTAGTCGAGGTCGATCTTCTCCCGCTCAATGATCGGGCCGCCCTGGGCCCAGTCGGTGGAGGGGCGGAAGGTAAACCAGCCGATGCCGTATCGGTCCCCCGCGCCGGGCTGCGTTTCCACTTGTGGGTAGGGGCTGGTGTCGTGCAGCTCGACGCGCCGGTCGGCGTACTCTGTCTTCGCCACCAGCCAGTCCAGCACCGGGCCGGTGGCCTCGGCTACCTTGATGCGACGGGTGTTCATACGTCTTCCTCCATGCGCCGCAGCACGCGCTGAGCGCATGATGCGATTGCCCACGCATGCAGCACCATGAGGCCCAGCAGCACGAGTGACGTGATCAAGCTGGTAGTGCCAAAGGAGACAACCCAGGCACCCAGGAAGATGAACAGATCAATCAGCAACAACAGGAGCAGCATCGTCCATCTCCGGAGGCAGGTACAGCTCATACGGGTTGCCGTCGACCATGATGGCCATGGGCACGAACTCGTAGTAGCCGTTGTCTTGGTTCACTGCGCACAGCGCCACCTTCTTCTCGCCAGTGGCTTCTTCAGTGACTTCGAGCAGGCACACGTGCCCGGCCTTGAACGCGCGCTGCAATGAGGCGCAATTCGCCTTGTGTCCAGGTGCGATAGCCATGTCAGTACACCTTCAGAGTGATGGCTTTGCCATCAAGCAATTCGTTCATCTTGTCCCCCACGATGTCCTCGATCTGGTTGGTCACGCGAGCGTTGAAGCGGTTCTCGATGCCGGCCTCGCACAGCTGCATTGCACGGTTCATGATCGAACCCTTGAAGGTCTCGACCTCCGCCTGGACGTTGTTCGACCACGTCTTGAACTGGTTCAGCCAGTCTTGCTGGATGTCCCCTTTCAGCCTTGCCATCGACAAGTCCAAGCCATCGCGGCTAACGACTTGCTTATCGATCAGCGTCCTGGTCACCGCGTCCAGCATGAACATGCCGGGGAGAGGGTGCACGCCATCCTCGCTCACCTCGTGCGCAACGAGCAGCTGCAGGAGCTTCTCGACGGACTCCAGGCGGGTTCGAAACTGGCTCATGCGCTCATCGATCAGGGCGACGATCACACTGCCCAAGTCTTCACTCATGCTCATGTTGCTTCCTCAGTCGGAACACTCGGTCAGCGCGGACGTGATGGCCCGCGCGACGGAGCAGGTAGACAGCCTGCCGAGCTGCTTCTGGTGTGCAGCTGGCCAGGGCTGCGAGCTGGTAGCACGTGAGGCCCTCAGGATGCTTCTCCAGGGCCTCGCGTACACGCTCGCAGTACGGGTACAGCTGCAGGTGGTCAGGCCTGCACGAGGACACTGTGGTTCTGCAGCAGCCACTTGACGATCGTCGGCGTCTCGGTCAGCTTCGGATCGCGCGTGCAGAAGCTCTTGACCAGCATGGCCGTGAACTCCTGCGGCAAGCGTGTGGCGAACGCCATGATCTTGTCGACGTTCTTGGCCGAGGTGATGCCCTCCATGCGGGCAACGACGGCGTACTGCACCGAGGGCTCGGTGGGCACCTTGACGGTGGTCGGCTTGGCCAGGATCTCGTCAAAGTCCGGCAGGCTGGCCTCGGTGCGGGCGAAGCCGAAGTACTCCAGGCCCACGCCTTCACCCACGGTGCCCTTGATCAGCTCGTGGCAGATCGCTTCGGACAGCGACGGGTTGTTCATGATGCGGTCCACCTTGACCCATGCCCGGGGGGTGGGAAAGGCGCGCATCTCCGGCGTGATCTTGTCGACGCAGAAGTTCGCCTGCCGCCAGCGCAAGTAGCCACGGGTCAGGTGGCTGATGCCGTTCGCCATGGCCCACTGCATCCAGTCCTCCAGGTCCGGCTCCATGTCCAGGTGCGTGAAGCGGTTCTTCAGCGCGCTGGACATGGCGTGGGTGATGGCACGGTCCTGGGCACGGTTGCCGGCGGCCACGACCGTCCAGCCAGGGGGCAGCTCGTAGGAGCCCAGGCGGCGGTCCAGGATGAGCTGGTAGGCCGGCGCCTGCACCGCCTGAGGGGCGTTGTTCAGCTCATCCAGGAACAGGATGCCCTTGCCCTTGGTGGGCAGCTGATCGTCGCGGAAGAACTTCATCGTGCCGGACTTCTGGTCCGCCCACGGGAAGCCCTTCATCTCGGTCGGGTCCGACTGCGAGAGGCGCTTATCGATCAGGTCGATGCCCAAATCAGTTGCGACTTGGCGGACGACATCGGACTTGCCGATGCCAGGGGCGCCCCACACGAACACCGGCAGGCGTTCGTCGTAGGCGTACTTGAGGGAGGACTTGAGTTCAGAAGGCTTCATGTTTCCACCTTGGGGGAGGGAGGGAGATCAGTGGGCGCGGTATCGACGGTGATCCGGCCCAGGTGTCACGGCGTGGGTGTCCTTGCCGAGCTTGTCGCGCTCGCGTTTGGCGGCGTTCTTGTCCGCGAAGAACCCCGGCACAAGCTTGCCGGTGGTCAGGTTGCGAACAGCGAAGAGACGGAGGTTCATGAGTCCACTCACGGTTAGATCGACGACAGATGATAGACGATCAGTTCAGGGAATGGGAATGGGCGTGGGCTTCGTCACAAGCCCGCGCCTGGGCTTCCAGCTCCGGCAACATGCCTTCGGGCAGGTGCCGGAGCAGATGCGTGGCGTGGTTGATGGCCGTGCTGATCAGGACCAGCTCTTCAGAGGCGGCGTCGATGAGGGCCTGACCAGCTGAGTTCGGATTGTTGGCCGCTGCTTCCTTGAGCATGTCGAGCAGCATGGGGAGGGCGACGATTTGGGCTTGGTAGATGGGCATGTTCAGAACTCCCACTGATTGGTGATCATGAGGATGGACTTGATGAGCTTGTAGTCGTCGTACGTGACGCCGTCTTCTGCGTCGAGAGCGTGCACATCATTCTTGTGATGCCACATAGTCTTAGCGTGCTTCTGGTCTCGAAGGAAGCCTTCAATGACATCAGCACATAAGACAGCATAGCTATCGTGCTTGAGGATCGCTTTAAGCAGCTGCTTGCCGCCTTCAGTCAAGCCTTCGGTCATTCCCACCTCCCGATGATCATGAGGTGCGCCTTGATGTACTTGTAGTCGTCCAGGGTGACACCTTGCTTATGGTCGGTGCTATGCACACCGTTGACAAAGTATTGCGAGTTCCAGTTTTCTGGCCGCATGCCATTGGCATCAAGGCACTCACGAATGATGATCATGCACGCGTCAGCATAGAGGCTGGGCTCCAGCGCATCAGCCAGCAGCTTCTTACCACCTTCAGTCAAGCCGTCCATTTGCCTTGCACCATGAGAGTTGCCTTGATGAGCTTGTAGTCGTCAAGGGTGACACCAGCGCCGAAGTCCAGATGGTGTATGCCGCCTTTAACTTCCCAAGTGAAGTCTCTTTCAGTCAGATGTCTCTCAATGACGAACTGACAGCTCTTGCCCCAGCTGGTGTCTTCAAGGCACTCCTTCAGTAGCTTTTTACCACCTTCAGTCAAGCCGTCCATTTGCCTTGCATCATGAGCGTCGCCTTGATGAGCTTGTAGTCATCAAGGGTGACGCCGTCTTCGGCGTCAGTAATGTGTACGCCAAGTGTGGCATCCAAGGGCCAACTGCTCGGCTTGTCTTTTGTTGCGGACATGATCTCTTCCATGACCCGTATCCAGCGCTCGGAAATTTTATCTTCTGGATCGAGCAGAAGTCTCAACAGCGCTTCGCCACCCCTGGTCAGCCCGTTCATGCCTTGACCTTGCCCTTCGCCTTGCTCGCCTTGGTAGGCGCAGTCGAGGCTTGCTCGAAGTACAGCTTGGTGTAGCCCGGGAACCCGGCCACGTCAGCCCAAGTGACCGAGATGCCATGCACGGTCTTGTTGTCCACCCACACCGGCTTGGTGTGGATGCGGTGGTGCTTGAGCAGCGAGGTGAACTTGTTCGGGCTGGTGGGCATGTTGCCCACCGTGTAGTCGAACAGCGTACGCAGCTCCTCACGAGCGATGTTGCACTTGCCGTCCGGCTTGGTGCGGACCATGATGGTCTTGAGGACGCGGATGAACGCGTCGACCTTGTTGTTCTGCAGCGGGTTGCTCTGGTACGAGTCGTCGGTGGGCAGCTGGTCGAGCAGCCACTCGAACTTGCCTTCGAGTAGGGAGTTGGACACCTGATCCACTGCCTGCTCGCTGACCGAGATCATGTTGTCACGGTCTTCGGACTGGATGACCGTGCGAGCACGCATGGCGTCGACCTGGTACGACATGAGGTAGTCGTGGAACGACTGCAGCTCGGCGGCGATGCGGGCGATCTCAGCGTCCGTGATGACCAGCTTCTCAGGCTGATAGCCACCGACGTTGAAGCGTCGGTCGCCTTTGTCGATCATGACCGGGTCCGGCATGTTCGACATGAAGATCCAGTTGGTGTAGTTCCTGGTCTCAATGCCGTTGGAGTACATGGCCCGGATGGGCACGATCTCCTCGGTGATGAAGTTCTTGAGCTTGGCCATGACGCCGCGCTCGTTGCCCAGTGCCTTGATCTGCACCTCGTCCACGAAGACCAGGAGTGACTCGGACATGTATTGGTTGTAGTGCTCCTTCAGTTCTTCCATCCGGCGTGTGGCGGTGTGGGTGCCGAACAGGGGACGCAGGACGTTGTTGGTCAGGATGCCCTTGCCGGTGCCCTGCGTGCCGTGCAGCACCCATGCTGTCTTGGTGCGATCGCGGTACTGGAGGATGTAGGCGAGCCAGTTGATGAAGTGCTCGATCAGGTCTGGGTCGTTACCCAGGGCGTGCTTGATCACCTTGTGCACAGTGGGCGGGCACTTGGTGGTCTTGCGCACCACTGCCTTCATGTACTCACTGGGCTTGAAGCGGTTGACCACCCGGTTCTTCACGTCGACCCGCACGTTGTCGTGTGGGTCGAAGACCAGATCCCACTCGGAGACGAAGTCACCGATCATCACGCCGTACTGTGCGCAGAAGTCGCGCAGCTGGGTCTCGTTCTTGGCGAGGTAGATGTCGAGCGTATCGGTGTTGGAGTCGTAGGTGCCTCGCCAGTACGCACCCGTCTTGCGGTCACAGAAGGCGAGGTACATGACGCCCTGGCTGTTGACCTTGCTGCCCTGCTGGGACAGCTGAGCCCAGTAACCGGGCAGCAGCTCCTTGGTCAGGTAGGTGGGCTCACCCTTGAAGTTGTAGATGTAGTCAGGCTGGGCCTCGGGGTGGTAGTAGGCCCATGAATCACCACCGTTGAGGTTGAAGTACACGAAGCCGCGTTCTTCCTTCATGTCGGTGATCACAGCCTCGTCAGGCTTGAGCATCACCTCGGTGCCGCCCACCACCTTGTAGGTGAACTTGCGTGCGGGGTATCCGGCTTCTTCGCGCAGCTCGTTGATGCGTGTGTGGGTGAGCTGCTTGTTCTTCTCGGACGTGTTGATCAAGTTGTCGAGGGCCAGCACGTCGTACTTGTGCTTGACGTACTGGATGCGCGGCTGCTTACCCATCGGGTCCTTGATGCCGCGGAGCACGGGCGGTGCGATGTAGATCAGCTTGTCGTTCTGGCACGCGCTCACGTCCAGAGGCCAGTGGATCGAGTTGCCGGTCTTGGTCAGCGTCATCGCGCTGCGCAGCAGCGGCACCTCGTGGTTCTTCTGGATCAGCCACTGCTTGAGCAACGGTGCTGCGTACGGCTTGTCCAGGAAGATGAACACGTGGGCACGGATGCGGTTGTCACCGTTGATGCCGTATGACGCAGACCACTGCACCACGTAGCTGATGTCCTGCAGTCCCAGCTCACGCAGGAACATCTCCAGCGTGAGCTTGATGGTCACCTTCTGGCCTGAGGGCGAGACAGTCTCCAGCTCCTCAGGCAACCCATCCAGGTCCAGGACCAGGATGGAGGTCGGTGCTTGGCTGTTGGTCAGACCAGCACGGCTCTCACGGGCAATGTCACGGGACAGCTCACCCTTGATCATGCAGTGACCCAACGCAGCGTGGGTCTTCAGAAGAGCTTCGAGCGTGCGCAGATCAGCGCAGACATGCTTGTGTGACGTGAACTCCCACGTCATGGGGTAGGGCGTCTTGACCAGCTCACCGTTCTTCATGGCATAGCTCTTGGTCAGGGCAGTGGAGGCTTCGAGGAAGTACAGGAAGGGCATGGTGTCGGACAGGTAGTTGGCTGGGTTCCTCTACTCTACTATACCTTACATTCTTACATTCTTACATTCTAAAAGTCTCAGAGAAAAAGAAGTAAGGTATATAGGTATAGAGGTAGAGAGTTCTATGTAGAGATGGGGAGGCAGGCCAAGAAGGAGTAAGCCTACCCATCAGCCCAGGCCAGCGCAGAGCCCAGGCCGAAGCCCAGGCTCTCACTGCTCAGCTCTCAAGCTCCTTGATGAGCGCATCAACCCAGCGATGCCGATAAGCTTGCACATCATCTTCATTCAGGTCTTCGATCAGGACGCCGTGATTGGAGAGCCATTCATCAACTGTGCTTTCTGGGTAGAGGCGTCGATGAATCAGTCGGCACGCTTCCCAGACAGCAAAGCCTCTGTCCAGACTGACGCGCTCCAATGCGTGGCAAATGTATTCGTATCTGTTGCTGCTCCAGCAGTCATGGATCTCGTCAGCGTTGCGCGCCAAGAATTTCTTCGAGGCGCGCAACGCTGCGGCGATGGCAACGTTGTGCTTGGTCATGATCAGTCAGCCAGCTCGAAGTTCTTGCTGGCCAAC